CATTTTCCACAAGTCTGCAGACGACAATAGTCCAGACTTTAAAGTTGAAGGATATTTAACCGGGCGTGGGCTGGCACCCAATGGCCTACCGGTGGTACAAGGTATCAGTTTTCCAGCATCGCCAGCAGTGGGAGACTACTGTTTGAGAGTGGATTACTTGCCCAATAGGCTGTTCAGGTATGATGGTAAACGTTGGCTCAAGGTTGAAGATGCTGTGAGGACCAATCTCACCAATGCTGCCGATGATAATAAAACACTACGTAATAGTTTTATCAATAACTCAAACACCTTTATTGATGTCAACGGTAATACACACAGCCAAAAACAAAACTTAAATGATGTGCTTAGACCCAAGGCCGACTACGATTAACTAACATGAACTCTTTTTTCTATTCCGGACAGATCCGACGATTCCTACAACAATTCATACGCATGCTCAGCAACTTCCAGGTTGAAATGGGCAAAGATAGCGATGGCAATGTGAACCTGTTGCAAGTGCCAATCTATTACGGAGACAGCAGTAGACAAGCGGCAAACATACTGAGAAACAACAGTGAGAACAGTATGGCCAGTGTGCCAGCCATGAGTGTTTATATCAGTGGATTACGCTACGATCAGAAACGCATGCAAGAACCATTTCATGTGAGTAAATTAAACATACGTGAACAACAAATCGATGAATACGGTCGATACACCGGCGAGCAAGGTGATGCTGTCACAGTGGAACGCTTGATGCCGGTACCATACCAACTCACTCTCAAGTGTGATATATGGACCAGTAACACAGAACAAAAGTTACAATTGCTTGAACAAATTGCGGTGTTGTTTAATCCCAGTCTTGAAATACAAAGCACAGACAACTACGTAGATTGGACCAGTTTGAGTTATATAACATTGACTGACACACAGTTCAGTAGTCGAGTAATCCCAATGGGCACCGAAGAACAAATCGATGTTGCTTCATTGACATTTGATTTACCAATTTGGTTAAGTGCACCTGCCAAAGTCAAACGCATGGGTGTTATACAAAAGATTATTGCCAGTATCTGGGACTCTAATGGCACAATCGATCACTTGAAGAACACATTTGATCTTTCACGATCCAATTTACTGGCTAGGCATGTGTATACTCCAACCGGTTGCAATGTGCTTTATATAGGCAATACATTAAAATTGTTCAAGTCTGATTTTCAAGGTGCATTTGATCCTGGCAGTAACCCCAACGCCGAAGGAGCCAATTGGCGACAAATGTTAACTGACATTGGTAACTTGACCAATGGCACCAGCAGGATCATACTAGAGCAGGATGACATCAGCATTGTTGGTACTGTTGCGTATCATCCAAATGATTCCAGCTTGCTGTTATTTTCTCCTGACTCAGACACCTTGCCAGCAAACAACATGGATCCTGTCACTGCTGTCATCAATCCCGAAAGCGTAAAAGTTGATTCTGAATTGTTAAACCCAATTGACGGCACACGGTATTTGATACTGAGCGATATCGGCCATGCAGGCAACGTGGACGGTCCCACAGTTTGGAACAGACCTGGCTATCCCGAATTTGTTGCCCGTGCCAATGACATCATACAATTTAATGGAAACTACTGGTTTGTGGCATTTGACAGTGCCGGGGTATCTGTTGTAAAATACATAACTAATCTAAGAACAGGTATTCAATACAAATGGAAAGATCAACAATGGACCAAGGCCGTAGAAGGCCGGTACGGGGCAGGTGCCTGGAGTTTCGTGCCTTGACCGAAGGTGTTGGTGCACTGATCTATGCCCGAAACACAGGACGCTACTTATTCTTATTGAGAACATCGGGCAGTTGGCCTCTAACTTGGGGACTTGCCGGCGGCAAAGTTGACACTGGAGAAAGTGTAGCCGAAGGTTTAAATAGAGAAATTCAAGAAGAACTGGGCGGCAAAATACTGGCACCCAAATTCATACCAATAGAAAAATTCACCAGCACAAATGAACAGTTTGTGTATCACACATTCTTTGTGGCCATCGATGATGAGTTTGTGCCTGAGTTAAATGAAGAACATTTGGGTTATGCTTGGTTGCCGTTGACTGCGGCACCTCGACCGTTGCACCCTGGAGTGAGCAGAACACTGGGTACAGAGGACATTGTGAAGAAGATCCAAACTGCCGAATCAACGTACAAGACGTAATTCGCTCAAGGTGTTTTCAATGTCGCCACGATGTTGAATTGCAATGCCACCCACTGCTCGCCATTCTTCACAATTGCTAGTACGGTCATCAATTAACACATCACCGGGTACGCAATGTACATGTTTATCTTTGCTAAACGGTCCGAACATGACAGGTATGCCAGGATAATTGCGCAAACCCCAAACCACCTTGTCATAAAAGGCCCAACGTACATCATTACCTTTGGGAACTGCTGTTAGGAATTTTAATTCCCAATTGTTTTGTTTACATACCCGCTGACATTCTTCTACCAACTGATCTGCTTCGGGAGTTTTATCTAGATCACGATACAACCTGGGGTTATCCTTGAGATGATTCCATTCTGCGGCTTCCCATTTTTCACCGTGTTGCGTTTTACGTAACACCCTGATGGCATAGGCCTTGAAGTCTGCTACAACATCATCCATGTCTAGATAAATTGTTTTCATTTCTGGCTATCGCCTTTGCCCACACGATAGTTGTCTTCTACTGAGTCTGGTGTGCTTACTTCAATAATAGTACCTGCTTCTAAACAAATAACTTGATGAGGCAGTAGTGGAGGATTGTGCCACGTGCCACCAGCTGTTAGCTCATATTCTGTTTGGCTAGCATTGGCAGTGTTGATTACAATGATTTTAAATTTGCCATCTAATACATACCAAGATTCATCTTTCTCGGCATGAAAGTGCATGCTGAATCGTGAACCAGTGTTGAACTTTAACAGCTTGCCACAGTACCGGTCATTGGTTGCCCAAATTAATTCACTACCCCAACCCTTTTCAACAAATCCATCTAAACGCATACTATTTCCTCTAATGTGGGTGCATATACACCTGTGTGTTGTACTGTCACTGCACCAGCCTGTACAGCAAATGCAATTGCGGTTGACATATCGCCTTCTACTAGATATCCATATACCAAGGCAGCCAAGAATGTGTCGCCTGCACCACACACATCAACAACGTCAATGTCAACTGCAGGGTAGTGCCTGCCTTTGTACCGTGCGCCATCTTTGCCCATGGTCACAATTAATTCTGTAGGGAATGTTCTTGCTGAACTATTTTCTGAGCTGTTGATTTTAACTACAGCACCTTCAAATCTGGCCAAGTCTATTTTCTTTGTGTCAACAAACACAGGAACAGAAGACATGGCAATCACTTGTTCAACCAATTCATATGTAACAAAACCCTTGTTGTAATCCGATATCACCACAGCATCATATTCAGATAGATCCAAGGCAGCCATAGACAATGGTTCATTTTCTCTGTCTCGATCAATGCGCACAATGTGTTGATTGGATCTTAGATCAATTAGACGTGTCTTGACACTGGGTATGCCTAAATATGCAGTCACTTGGCAACCCAATGCTTCCAGGTTGGCTTGCACGTTGGCAGCCATGCCAGGTTTGGTCACTAGATGTTGGTTTTGGAATACAGGAACAGGTGCCTCAGGACTGAGTCTATCCACAGTGCCGTATTGGTATTCGTCAATGCAGTTATCGCCTATTAATACAATTTTCAATTGTTTGTGTAGTTGAATAGTTTGGTACTCGTTCATAAAATAATATTTCTTTACAAAGATGTGCGCCTACAATGGGTTTGTCCCGATAGTCGCTGCCTTTAACCATGATGTCAGGTTGGTAATTGGTCAGTATTTCTTCCAGTTCTTCGTCACTGGAAAAGAACCATACAAAGTCAACACATTGTAAACTCTGTAACATAAATTTCCTATCATTTTGGCAATTGATTGGGCGACTGGCACCTTTGAGTTCGGATACCCTTGAGTCTGTGTCTATACAAACTAACAAATGGTCTCCCAAACTCTTTGCATATCGTAGCAGTTCCACATGCCCGCGATGCAGGATATCAAACGTACCATTTACAACAACATTTTTCATTAAACTGTAAACTCCGAGCTACCAATATGGCGACATTTAATTGCAGTATCTGCCCACAACCTGAATCCTTTGGCTATGGCCTTCTTGCAAAAGTCTACATCTTCACTTATGGTGTTGGCATGATCAATTGCTGAATGATATTTAAACTGTGGATACCCTATGGCTCGCATGACTTCTGATTTGACTAACACACAACCAAATCCACAGCTGGCTATTTCTACCAAGCCTTGGTCTCGGATCTTGTCGTAGGGTATGTTACTAACTCCGCCGTATTGGTTATGCTCGTATACTTCTAATATGTGTTGACCCGGTTTACGCTGTATGTACAAGCCGGTCACTATGTCACAGTCGTGTGCCAACAATCTAATCAAGGTATCAGGTGTGAACGCAATGTCACTGTCCACGCTGAACAAATAGTCATAACCTCGAACTGTCCAATCTGCAATGAGATTTCTCACTTGATCCACATTGTATCCAAAGAAGTACTGGAAGTCAACTGTGTAACCTTCGGGTACGATAAGATTGTAAATGCTTTTGAATGTTTCTGGTTCTATGTTACGAGCAGTAGGAATTGCTATCAATATGCTTTTCACTGTTGCAACAGGTGTGGCAGGCTCGGGCTCCACAATGGGATTGGCATTGAACCACTCAGCAAATATGGGTTGTTCTCTAGCATGGAATCCAGCCACAATGCTTTGATCTTTAGATGTGGCCGCAAATGGTGATTGATATCTAATATTACAAATCATGTAATTTTTTCTATTCTTAATCAATTGACTATGGAATATGAAATCATCACCGAAATATATCTCAAGGCCATCAATGATAGGCAACCAATTCTTTTTGTGCATGAACATCAGCTGTCCAAAACCATGTATGATCTTTCCCGGAGACCATTCAAGGAAATCAATGGCGCCATCAGTTAACTCTGGATGTCCAAACTTTGCTTCCCCTGATATGATGCCAAACGCACCAGCTTGAGGTGTCAGTTTGGGTTTGATACGATTGAACAATTTGGGATCAAACAAGATGTCATCATTGGCAATACATATCAATTGATTTTGACTAGTTGCCACACCCAAGTTCCAAGCAGGATTTACTTTTATGTTTGATGTCTGAGGTAGTATTTTTATCTTGTCATGTGCCAGCACAGGCCAATCGGGTGTTAACTCCACTGCATTGTTGATAATGATAATTTCACCCACTAGGTCATGTGTGACCAACTGGTTGAGTGACAGTTCAAATAATTCTGGGCAACGCCACATTGTGGGTGTGATTACCGAGAACATGTCAAGAGTCTGAAACTTGGTGCCCAGTATCTTGCTGGCATTTATGTTTTGCTCAATGCTATTGACCTTGTAGTCATTTAATGGATTGATGTCATTGTAATTGTAAACCACTTCCTGCAAACATTTGACCCGATCTGGATCGGCAGCTTCAATCAGGCTGTAAAACGTACTGCCATCGCCACCAGCACGATACCATTGACCTTGATCGTCTTGGAAGTTGCTATCTGGTATATCTGCGATTAAATATTGCTTAAATGTACGCAAATGTGTGTAAGGCATGTTCCAATTGAACCTATGTTGCCTGTAACTGCGTGACCGTTTGACAGTGTCTGGGTACGGTTGGCTGATCAGCGGAATACTGTCTACCATGCTCCAGCATGATCCATAAGTAAACTCTGTTGTACCATCATACACTGAGTTGTAGTAATTGAAAATGGTGTTGTCGTTAACCAGGCTGTCATCGCCATCCAGTATCATCACAATTGATTCTGGATCCGTGATACTGCGAATTACTGCTATTTGATTGGCTACTGCACCCATGTTTGCTTTGTTTACAATGAGACAGAACTTGTTTCTAACAGATTCTGGCAACTGGTCTAGGGCTTGTTTAGCCACAGCCCGTGTGTTATCTGTGCTGGCATCATCCACAAGGTACACAAAGTAGTTGTCGTAGTCTTGTACTGCTATACTCTCAATACATCTAGCAATATAGTCCTGGCAATTGTAAAATGTGCTAACAACCACAATGGGTTGTTCTGTGCTGGACTTGTAGTGTTCAAACTCTATAGAGTTGGTATATCTGCGATTCCAAATCTTGTGTATCTTGCGATTGATTCTGGTTACAGCTTGATATTGATCGCGTGGCAAGTATTGTGATGTTTTCTTAAAGATCTGTTGTTTCCATTGCAGGGCCACGCTGTCCCAACCGGCAATGTCTTTGATGATATTACAGTAGTATTGTTTTTGTTGGTGTAAGTATGGATCACGATAGGCCTTCACTGTCATGGCCACAAATCGATCGATTTGTTCTGCTCTGTTCACATCAGGGAACAACGAGTTGGGTTCCACTGGATAGTCAATCAAGTAACTGGCACCTTCCAAGGCAACTTCTTCCAGTCCACCAAATCTGCAGGTGATAACAGGTGTATTATACAGCAAAGATTCCAATGTAGAGATACCAAATGTTTCAGGAAACGCACAAGGGTAAATCATGAAGTTGGCCTGTGTCAAGATCTGTGCAATTTCCTGCTGTGGAATAACACCTGTAAACTCAATGGCCATGTCAGCATACTTGGGATCTGCCACCATGCGACGCCAATCCTGTTCTTGTGCATCTGGTTCAGATGTACTGCTGAATCTGTAGTAGCCACCAATCACTTTTAGTCGTGCTGTGGGTATTTGTTGTTTGACTCTGGGCCAAATATCATTGACCAGGGGCACCATGCCTTTGGTAACGCTGGCATTGAACACAAACAGGTCCGGGTCTTTGGCAGCAATATCGACTGCTAGATTGTAACATCTGGCACCGTTGCGAGTAAGAAACAACCGACGCTTTAGTACTTCGAAGTTGCGTCTACGTCCATGATGGCAGGTACCCACATAAGTTAGATGGAAGTCTGTGAGTGTAAAGATATCTGTGATTCTATCAGACACTGCAAGTTCTTCGATCAAGTTGTCACCCAAGCAGAATGTGTCATGCATCCATAGCACACGCATGGTGGCTCGGCTAACCAGTCTACGGTACAGGTCGTATTGTTGTAGTGCAAATGCTCTGGCATCTCCCAGCTTGGGATAGTCCGCAGTGTCCACAAATGGTATCACTGTGCGACTGCTCACAACAACATCGAATGTGTGATCTTGTGCCAGGTCTGACAGTGGTCGATAGCGCACTTGATCGTACACACCGGGTTGGGCATGATCAATGTTGCAGTTGTTGAACACAGTGACATCAAAGTCGAGAGCCGCCAGCTCTCGTGCCATGAATGTTACTGCACTTTCGGATCCACCGAGGCCTTGTTTAAAAACGGTTGTGCCATCGTAGGGCAGACCGATGATGTCTATAATAGCAATTTTCATATACTATTATATAGCG